GGCCCGAAATAACCGGGTTCGTCGCGCTGGCGACCTGGGACGAATGGGGGCGCGCCTTGAACTGCGCCGGCTGGGCGCTGGTGACCCAGGCCTGATAGGCCGCGTTCAGCGTGGCGTAGGTCGCGCCGGGGTCGAAGGACTGGTAAAAGGTCACGCGCTGGTGCCACTTGGTGACCCCGACGTAGTCGACCTCGGAGCACAGCGTGGTCGCCGTCTGCAGCTTGTTCTCGGGCACCAATTCCAGGTGCTTGACCAGACAGCGCAGGTTCACCCCGGTCAGCTCGTAGTAGGCGTCGTTGAGCACCAGCGGCTGCGCGGTCGGCGGCGTGGCGTCGCCGGCGGCCATCGTTTCGGGCGTGCCGAATGTGTGAATTTCAGGCTCGCCGTTTCGTTCTTTTGTAGCTGTTGGCATGGCCTACCTTCCTAATCGTGAACGCCGGCGGCGTCCGTGGTTTCGTTCGTCCATTGGAAAGAATTGAGCGCCTGGGTGACGGCCTGGTCGTAACGGTTGGCGACCGCCGTGGCCAGGGTCAGCGCGGCCGGGAAGAGGTAGCGGCCGCGCGGCTCGAACTGGCGGGTCGAGGGGTGCGGCGCCTTGCGGTGACCGCCGAATTCGACCCAGCCGGCATAACGCAGCGACGCGCGGCCCATGCGAACCGCGCCGCCCGTTTTCGTGGCGCTGGTGCGCACGTCGGCGGCCAGGCGGCCGCTGACCTGGGGCAGACTGGCGCGGGCGGCGTCGGCGACCGGCGCCACGGCCGCCAGGCCGGCCTTCACGAGTGCGGCGTTCAGGGCGCCGCCCTGGGCGGTCATGCGCGTGACGTCACGCCGTAGGGCCGACATGCCGACGACGGCGACGGTGGGGGCGGGCATCAGGTCACGACCGTAAAGACCAGGTCGACCGTCAGCAGCTGCAGGCCGCCGGCGCCGACGCGGTTCAACCAGTTGCGCTCGAGGATCGGCCAGGCTTTCGTCACGGCGCCGCCCAGGGTGGGGTCGGCCTCGACGGCGTCGCGGGCCGTCATCTTCAGGGCGTCAATCGCCGGTTCGGTCTCGACGCCGCCGACGACGACGACCGGCACTTCGCCTTCGTCGACGCCGAACGCGACCGCGCCGTAGTTGACGCTGACCGGCCGGTTCACGACCAGGCAGTACGGGTTGAGAATTTCGGGCATCCACTGGTGGACCTTGACGCCGACCGCGGGTTCGAGCGTGGCGGCGAACGCCGCCGCCACGGTGGCGCGGTTCCAGCTCACGCGAACACGATGTTGAGGAACGGTGCGATCAGGGTCTCGATGTCGGGGTCCTTGGGCCCGACTCGTACCACGCCCATGTCGCCCCAGCCGATGGTGCCGTCCACGCTGTCACGCCGGCGGTACAGGCGCGCCGCCTCGTGCATGGCCACGGCGAAGAGCTGGTCGGGCAAGAAGCGGTCGGTGCCCTCGGTCACGTACTCGGGCATGCAGCGCGCCGTCACCCAGCCGATGGCGGCGTTGAGCTCCTGGCCGACCAGGGTGTCGTCGCCGGTCACCCCGGCTTCGACGCGCAGCAGGTTTTGAACGTCGGACACCGTCGGCCAGCCCGTGGTGACCGGCGCGGTGTACGGGGCGCCGAAGCCGGGCGAATAGCCCGGGTCGAAGGCGCTCGGCATGCTCACGATCCCGACACCGTCACCGCCTGGACCGCCATGGCCGAGAGCAGGCCGCCGGCCACCTGGGCCGTGTACTTCATGGCGATGTTGGTCGTCCCCGCCGCCAGGGCGGCCACGAAGGTGACCTCGAGGCGGGCCTGGACCTGTTGCTTGCCCCCGATCAGGAGCACCTGCTCGGGTTTGGACCCCACCGCGACGATGGTGGCGCCCGAGAGGTCGAGACCGACCTGGATCTGGTTGTTGTTGGACATCGAATCGACGTTGAGCGAGAGCACGAACTGAACGTCGGCGTCGGACTCGAGGGTGAAGGCGTAGGGGGCGGTGCCGGGCACCGCCGTCCAGGCCGCCGCCACCGCCAACGTGGCCGGTCCCTGGTTGACCACGTTGGCATACGGCGGGTTGGCGTCGCCATAGAGGGCGGTGACGATGGTGCGCATGTCGGCCGGGCTGATTTCGCCCGACGTGTTGTCGGGGAGCAGGTCCAACAGGTCCGACAGCGCCATCGCTCAGCGCCTCCGACGCGGCGTGCCCGGGCCCGACCCGGGCTCTTCGGCTTCGGCTTGCTCTTCGGCTTCGGCGCCACCGAGGTCGGCCTCCACGCGTCCGGCGCCCTCGATCTCGATGGGGGCCAGCTCGCGCTCGGCGGCCGGGGTGGGGATGGTGGTGCCGGCGTTGATCTGGGCCAGGGCGGCGGGGTAACGGGCCACCACCGGGGCGGCGTAGCCCCAGACCCCGAGGCGGATGGACTCGGGCCCCAGCACCTCCTCGTAGCGGAAGTTGAAGGTGGACGACTCGAGCAGCAGCATGTCGTCGGCCTTGGCCACGTAGAGCAGGTTGTCGGTGGCCGCCCAGCTCGCCACGACGGACAGGCCGGTCACCTCGCCGGCGATCTGGCCGTAGGTGATGGCCTCGCCGAGGCCGTAGGCGTTGACCGGGCCGTGATAGCCGGTCACGATCAGCGGGCGGCCCTGGGAGTCCTTCTCCTTGGCGATGTAGGCCCAGGCGCCCTCGGAGCAGAAGACCACTTTCGGTGCCGCCTTACGGTGCTTCCTTATGCTGGCGGCGGCGTCGATGAAGCAGTCGGGCAGGTTGGCGTAGACCGGGGCGGTGCCCGGGTAGGTGATCACCGCGGCGAAGCCGCTGGCCCCGTTGATGGCGTTCACCACGGCGGTCTCGATCTGCTCGTTGTAGGACCCCATGCAGTCGGCGTAGACGATGCCGTCGACGGCGGGGTTGGAGCCGTCGAGCAATTGGCGCGACACGTCGACCTTGCCGGTGTAGGTCTTGGGGCTGGTGGTCAACAGGTTGACGTTGAACGAGCCGTCGTTGGGGATGGTGTTCTCGGACGCCTGAGCGGTCACCGCGGCGCCGGGGACGACCTGGACCCCGATGTTGACCGGGTTGGCGTCGGTGATGCCGACGCGGCGCAGCGTGTCGGCCCAGGGCCGGGCGCCGTGGGCGATGATGGCGAACTCCTCGAAGAGCCAGGTCGGCGGAATGACACCGGTACCGGTGGTGGTGGTGCCCGCAGCCCGGTTCATCAGCGAGTGCCGGCGCAGGCGGTCCCCGGCGTCGGGGTCGCCGTCGAGCTGGGCGTGCAGCAGGTCCCTGAAGAAGCGCGGGCCCTCGCCGCCGGCGTCGCGCCGGTAGACCTCGGGCTCGTCGCCCACGCGGACCATGGGCAGGTTGCGGGTCTCGACGGGCGGGGCGTCGGTCATGGCGCGCACGGCGGCGAAGCGCCGCTCGTCGGTCTCGCGCAGCTCCACGAGGCGCTCACCGAGCGGGCCCATCTCGGTGCGGAGGCCCTCGAGCAGCCCGGCCTCGTCCTCGGTGGGGTCGCGGCCCTCGGTGTCGCAGCGGTTCAGGATCTCGTCGTAGCTGTCGGACAGCGTCCGGTAGTCACCGGCCATACGGTCGAGCAGGCGGTTCGGCATTTGGGACCTCCGAGAAGGTCGGGCGCCGTGGGCGCGCGGCGCGGAACATTTCGCCCGCAGCCGGTTCGCCTCTCGCCGGGGCCGCGGTTCGAATCCGCGGGGGCAGCCCTGGACGGTTCAGCCGTCAGTCAGGGTCGATGCTAGAGCGGGCGACCGAGCTGGTCCAGCATTTGGTGCTGGCGGGCCTGGTGGCGGCGCCACTGCTCGAGCCCGGAGCGGTCGCGCACCGCGGTCACCTGGGCACCCTGGTAGGCGGGCTCGTGGGTGAGCACCACGTGATCGAGGTGGGCGGCGGTGCGCACGGCCTCGCCGTTGGGGCCCGTCTGGGTGCCGCCCTTGGCCGGGGAGAACCCGATGGACAGGCCGGTGACCTCACCACTGCGGACCAACTCGAGGGCGTCTGAGGCGCGGGTCGTGTTGTAGAGCGGCCACATGCCCATCAGGCCCATCATGGTCTCGGCCAGGCTGGAGGTCTTGCCGATGGGCTGCTGGCCGTTGCTGCGCGCCTGGTGGCTGTCGAAGAGCTTGACGCGCTGCCACTGGTCGGGCCCGGCGCTGACCTGGGTGGCGAAGGCGCCCGGCGCGAACTGCTCACGGGTCCCGTCCTTGAGGTTGATGGTCTCGCCGTAAGGGACGGCCCGACCGACCAACGTGCGGCCGTCACCGGTGTCACGGATCTCCAGTTCGACCTCGAAGGTACGGGCCAGGATCGCGCCGGGCGGGTCGCCGCTGCGCCCACTGCCGGCCTTGCCGGTGTACTCACCCTTGGACCCGCTGACCGTCGTGGTCTTCGCCAGCGCCTTGGCCTTGTCCATGGCGGCCGCCCGCTGGGCGGCCGAGAGCGTCGACGCCTGGGGGATGCGCGCCAGGGCGTTGGCCACGTGGGGTTCGTCGACGTCACCGGCCGCGTTCTTGACCGGGAAGTAGCGCAGGCTGCGCGGGATCGTCTTGCCGTCGGCGTCCTTGCGCCCACCCGGCCCGATCAGCAGGAAGGCGCTGTCGGGCAGGTCGTTGACGTAGGCCGTCGTCCAGGTGTCTCGGGTCACGGTCATTTCTCGGCTCCATTCATGATGGGCGCCCCGGCCATCTCAGCGGGCACCGACTGGTTCGGGCCGGCCGGCGCCATGTCTGCGGGCATGAGGGCGGTCGCCGGCGCCTTGGGTGGCGGCGGGGGTGGCGGCTCGGCCTCGAGCGGGTTGGGCACGCCCAGTTCGCCGGCCACCACCCCCATCGGGTCCAGGTTCTCCTTCGCTCTGATCTCGTCGACCAGCAGCCATTGGCTGGCCGGGCCCGGGCCGCCCAGGGCGAAGTTGTAGGCCTGGTACTTCGACAGCGTGTCGGCCTCCATGGCGGCGGTGAGGTCCCACTCGCAGTTCTGGCCCCGCGGCAACAACTCGATGCTGGCCGCCTGGGCCAGCAGCGTCGTCCAGGGCACCACACCGTCCTGGCGCGCCGAGACCTCGTCCATTTGCGCGTTTTTATATGGAACGCTGCCCTGGTTGGCCCCGAACTTGCTCGGCGGGAGGCCGAAGAGGAGGCAGGCTTCGACCAACGAGAATTGGCGGCTCTCGATCATCTGGCTGTCGACCGCGTTCCACGAGACCGGCGTGAAGTCCACCAGCTCGTTGAGCACGGCCACCGAGGGCGCCCCGGCGTAGTTGGTCACCCAGGCCGACTTGGCCGCGGTCGCCTGCTCGGCGGTGATCTCGGGCCGGTGGATCTTGAGGATCCCGCTCGGCACGCCGCCGCGGGTGAAGTACTGCGCCCCGTAGGCCTGGAGCGCCACCTGGAGGGCGATGGCGTCGGAGTTCGTGTCGATCAGGCCGCGCCCGAGCGGCCAGCCGGCCCGGCCCAGGTGGGACTTGACGTGCCAGACGTCGCTCGGGTCGTAGAGCTGGCCGGCGACGTACCAGGTGTCGATGGTGGGCGCCATGGGGTTGCCGGTGAAACGCACGGCGGCCAGCGTCGGGTGGATCGGTTTGAGCGTCTGGGGGTAGCCGAGACTGGTGCGCGACGTCACCAGGGAGATGGCGTTGCCGTACAGCAGCAGCGACTCGGTGACGCCGGCCCAGTAGGCCATGGGCGTCTGGTTGGGGTCGGGTTGGGCGAGGACGGGCGGCTGGGGGTCGACCAGGTCGGTGCCGCGGTAGGCGTTGACCGGCAGCATGCCGACGGTGCCACAGACGTACGAGCAACCCCGCCAGAACGCCGGCACGCTCAGCGCCGTGGTCTCAGAGGGCTGGGGCAGGTTGACCGGGACCGGGAAGCGCTGTTCGGGCCCGGGCATGAAGGTGGCGCCGGCCACGGCCGAGGGCGCCAGGCTGGCCGGGTGCGCATTGGGCGACGCCATGTTCCCCGCCCTGGCCCGGGCCTCGAGTTCTCGGACCCGCCGGCGCAGCCTCACAGGATCTGCGCCTCGCCGCGGCCGGCCTTCATCAATCCCCAGTGTGCCAGCGTCACGGCGACGAGTGGGGAAATGTCGCCGCCGGTGCGCCTCGTCCAGGCCCAGGCGTCGGCCAGCACGCGCCGGCGCGCGCTGTTGACGGCGACGTTCAGCGCCGGCTGGTCAAGGTGGGCGATCTCGCCGGCCGCCACGGCGTCGTAGAACAGACCGCACGCCTGGCCGTATTCGCGGGTCCCTATGGACTCTGTAGCGACCCCAGAGGCCGCTAGATCGATGCCTAAGGACCCAGCCGGCGACGCCGGGTCGATGATGACCGGCAGGGGCGCCCAGCGGTCGTAGAGCGAACGTAGGCGGGCGACGACCCA